TTTTTTACCGTCTATTATTTCATACCTTACAGAGGCTTCTGTTTCTATAAATGGCATTATCTATCCTCCCTATTAATTTCTAGTATAGATGCAATAACATCTACATTACCACTGGTAGCCTGCACCTTTAATATCTCACTTTCTAACATAATTAAAGGCTCACTTAAAACTTGTTCTTTTTGACCCGATGTTAAAGTTACATCATTATCAACTACAAAAGCTGTGCCTGATGCATTAGTTAATGTTACCTTAACTGCTGCTGATCCAGACGCATCTTCAACAACTAACAATGATTTAACAATAGCTCTTGAATTAGATGGCACTGTATACAAAGTGGTAACATCCGTATTAGTTAAACTTACTTTATCGTTTTTATATATATTTGCCACTAGCCTAATCCTAACCAGGTAAATCGTTCTTGATCTTCTTTTTGTTGTGTCAAGTATGTTGAGTTTAATTGTTCTATCAATATAGATAACGCTCTGTTTATTTGTCTTTGGTTATCTTCACTATATTCTTTTTTAGGTTCTGGTAATCTTACTACTATCTTTGCCATTATCCTCTCCTTCCATCTGGTTGTAGGTCCACTTGAAACGTACCAAATCTCCACGATTCGCCGGCCCCTGTGTTTTCTATTTTAATATTTGCATATCGTCCTCTGGCCCTGGTGTCAACTTTAGTTGTACTAGATGTAATAGTGAAGGGACTTAAAGTTGTAGCTGTACTATCGTCAGCTGGAAAATCTTTTACAGATATAGTTACTTGATTGTTACCTGTTAATACTTTAAAGTTAGGCAAAAATCTACGCATAGCTAAAAACACTTCACTCTGGTCTTTTTGTAATGAAAAACTAAAAGACTCGACAAAAGATGTTAAAGCTGTTGTGCTACCATCTGGATTAATTTGGTCTGTTCCTATTTCGTGTTCAAATAAAACAGTTTGACCTAAACCTGTTTCTCCTTGAATAACAGGAAATGTCCCTGTGTTAGAACTATTATAAGCTGTTGCATATGGTTTAGGATATACTAATGAATCAATCCAAGTTGTTCTCATTGCGTTTGTATTTGTAGCTGTGTACCAATTACCCATGGGTAATTTTGCATTGTCTTGTCCATAATTATAAACTACATATCTATCGTTAAAATTAGCATTAGTTGTTGGATACCACCAAATAACTTCTGTAAACAAATTATTTATTCCTGCACAAATTTGTTGACCTTTGGTAGTATTAATATCATCGTAAACAAAATCTTCAACAGAACAAGGTAATGTATTAACTGTACCATCAAAAGAAAAAAACCCATTGTTACCCATCCAATATGCAACACCATCAATTTCAATAGCTGCGTTCTTACCAATTAATCCACAGTTTGTACCCACCTGTTCAAATCCAAATGTAAATGGTGCGCCAACAAATTTCATTGCATACAATGCATTGTCAGTCCACACTAAAATATTTTCTTTTGCAACTAATGCACCCATAATTTTTGTACCATCTTGTAATCTTTGTGTGCCCGCGGTGTTAGTTGCTTCTGGTGTATAATTATTTATGTCTTCATCAACAGAGAATCTTATAAACATATCGTCTTGTGTTGTGGGTGTGCCTATTGTTACCTCTGTTCCAAAATGAATTAAGTGACGTGTTGTTGGTGATATTAATGTAACTCGAGTTGCTGTTGGATTGTTTGTTGTTTCA